TAAATTAGATTGGTCTTTATCTGTTGTTCTTACTGTGCTTAGTTCTGGAAGCGTGCCAGATGAACAGGCAGATGCAACAGTCGTTTCAGCTCATTCAAAAATGATGGCAGATTTAACACTAGGGGGCAATTGTATTGATGTAGAGCCGGGAAATGTAACCTTTGAAGCAATAGACGGCGATTCACCAATAGGTGCGGTAAATATGGAATACATCATTAGATATAGGACAACAACGACTGATTTAGAGAGTTAAGGCTTACTAAGGCGAAATAGCAAACGGCATTTAATATAGATATATATGATCTAAGAATTTTGAGCAATGGCTATTAGCTACAGGAAAAGAAGCCTTCTCTACAAAATAGAAAGCTCTTATGGGGTAGACCCCACCCCTACACAAAGTGCAAATTATTTAAGGGTTGTTGATTTAAATGTTGAACCAATAATTGCGGATGAGGTCGAGCGTGCATATATCACCCCTTATTTTGGACAATATGCGGTAGAGCTTGTCAATAAAAGAGCTACAGTCACATTTTCAGTCGAGGTAAGTGGAAGCGGTAGCGCCGGTACAGCTCCAAAGTACGGCGATTTATTAAAAGCGTGCGGCATGTCTGCAACTGTTGTTAGTTCTACAAGTGTTACTTATGCACCGAATAGCACAGCAACGGATTCAGTAACTTTTTATGTGAACTATGGAGGCGTTAGACATAAAATTACAGGAGCAAGAGGAAATTTTGCGTTAGATTTTACCTTGGGTGAATTTCCGCTAATTAACTTTACTTTCACAGGCAAATTTGTTGCAGCGGCGGACGCTGCTTTGCCTACAATTACAGAATCAAATCAGGCAACACCATTAGCCTTTACCTCTGGAAATAGTTCAGCATTCCAATTATTTAGCTATGCGGGAGCCTTACAAAATTGGTCTCTTGATATGGCTAATGATATTCAATATAGGAATTTAGTAGGTGGGACTGAAAGCGTAAGTATCCTAGATAGAAAGCCTACGGGTAGTTGTTCAGTTGAGGCAGTAGCATTAGGGACAAACAATTATTTCACAGCAGCAATTTCAGCAGCAACAGGAAATAACACCTTTTTGCATGGAACTACAGCAGGAAATAAGCTCACGGTTTCAGCGCCCCAGACAGATTTAGGCGCTATTTCTTATGAAGAGAGCAACATGGTCACAATGCTTTCAATACCTTTTAGAGCGATACCAACAGCAGCAGGAAACAACGAACTAAGCCTTGCATTTACTTAATAAGGGGTTTACCCTTGCTATGTCTTAATAGTAAATTTTATGGGTTTTAGGTTGGATCTATCGGGCACATATAAATGGCCTGTTACTGTTGAAATTCCTGTTGATAATGGCAGGCATGAAAGACAGAAATTCGATGGAGAATTTAAACGTATTACGCAATCGCGCATTCGTGAGATTGGGCAATTAATAGATTCAGGTGAAATAACAGACGTTGATTTATGTAAAGAAGTTTTCGTAAATTGGGAGGGGATAGAAGACGACGAGGGCAAAGAACTTAAGTTTTCACAAGCGAAATTAAAACAATTGCTTGATGTACCAATGGTTGCAACTGCTATTTCTAAGGCATTTTTTGACAGTATTGCGGGGGCCAAGCGAAAAAACTAATAGACGCCGCTACCTATATATGCGGGGGTGGCGTTATTGATCAGACAGCGGAAGACGATGAGGTCTTAGGTTTACCAGCAAAAGAAAAAAATATAGATGATGACTTTTTAATATTTCCTGAAAATGAAAATGCAATAGAACTTTTTTTAAATGTTCAGACTCAATGGAATACTTCCGTTGGTGGAATTACTGGCTTAAATTATGCAAGCGTATTAGCTGTCATTAATATCTTTGGGTATGATGACTCTAAAGAGGTCTTTTCTGATTTGCAGGTAATGGAAATAACAGCATTGCAAATTTTTAATAAAACGCAGGTGAAAAATAATGCCTAGAGGAATCCCCGGTTCTGGTAATTCTGCTAAGTACAGCCTCCTTTTAGATGCCAATGTTAAGGGCACTAATAAAATCAAGGCTCTTGGAAACTCTATGCAAGGGGTACAAGGTAGAGCTAAAAACCTTGCTGCAAGTTTTAAAGGATTACTTGGCCCTTTGGCTGGTATTGCGGCAGCGGTTGGCGGTGTTCAATTACTTAGAAAAAGCTTTGACGTATTAGCAGAAAGAGAGGCAGATTTTCAAGTCCTTACAAACGCTTTAAAAAGAATTAGCACCGATGCCCCAGCAGCGTCTAAAGCTTTAAGAGCTATGGCGGATGAATTAGGCTATGAAACTTTGTTTGATGCAAAGGCATTCCAAAAAGGTTTTGCGTTATTAACAAGTTTTAAAAATATTGCTTTAGATAGTTATGGGCGGGTGGCAGAAACAGCGGCGGACCTAGCACAAATAAACCAAACAGATTTAAAAAGTTCTTTCTTGCAATTAGCAAAGGCGTTAAGTGATCCGACTAGAGGATTAACGGCGTTATCTCGTTCAGGTGTGATATTTACAGAAACGCAACGTGAAATGATTCTTGAATTGCATAATGCAGGGCAGGAAATGGAAGCACAAGCGGCAATATTAAAGATTGTTGAAGAAAGCTATAAAGGCGCGGCAAGATCAGCAGCGGAGGGATTAGCGGGGGCGTTTGATACTTTAGGGCAACAGGTAAGAGATTTTAATGAGGCGTTAGGTACGGCGGCAAGTCCATTCATGGAGCCTTTAGTCGAGGGAACGTCAGAATTATTTGGAGTTGTTACCGATGGATTAAACGCAATTAGTGATGATATGGTTGTTTTTGCAAAAAATATAGAAACAGCGTTAGCACCTCTTTTTAAATGGATTCTTGCTCAAATACAACAATTTTTAAAACTACTTGATGAGTTATTTAGTAGGTGGCGAAATTTAAAACAAATAGAAATTAAGGAAGGCGACAAATACGAATCAACAAGAAATAAACTTTTCCGTGATTCTCATTCTGGGGCTGTAAGTCAGGCAAAAGAAAGGGCGGGAGTTTTTACGCAAGATGATATTCCTAGTTTTATGGGCAGTACGTTACATACGAATCATTTAATAGGACAACAAAAACCGTGGAAGCATTTATATAACGAGGAACGCGAAAAGGTATTTAATAAATTAATAGAAGATTATGTAACCCTTGAACTTGGACTTGAACCAATAAAACCAAAAGTAGAAGAAATTAATTTATCAATGGAAGGTCAAATAGAAAAATTAAAAGGCCTCAAGAAAGGCTCTGAGGATGCAAAAAATGGTTTAAAAAATGCTTTTGGGACAACGATGAAAACAAAGCTTGACGAGTTCAAAGGTTCAATAAAATCAGTAGAGGAATCAATGGCGGAAGTAGTTGTAAGTGGCATAAAAAAAATGGAGGATTCGCTTGTTGATTTTGTAATGACTGGAAAGCTTTCATTTAAGTCTTTAGCCGATAGCATTATTAGAGATATGGCACGCATCGCAATACAGCAGGCATTCACGAAAAATATACCCGGCTTTTTAGGTAATATTTTTGGAGGTGGTAAAGCTTTAGGGGGTTCAGTTAGGCAAGGGAAATCTTATTTAGTCGGAGAAAAAGGACCGGAAATATTCTCACCTCGTACAAGTGGCAGCATTACACCAAATAGTAAAGTCGGCTCTACTAACATCGTTGTTAATGTTGATGCAACCGGAGGTTCAGAAGTACAAGGAAGTGAAACAGAAGGTCGAATGTTAGGGCAAGTAATTGCCGCCGCTGTTAAAACACAAATTGCAAATGAACGTAGGCCGGGGGGTTTACTTTACGCATAATGGCAACTTTTCCTGATATTGAATCTTCTTATGGCTTAAGCAAAGCCAGCGCACCCAATACAAACACGGCGGTTTTTGGGTCGGGTTATAGTCAACGTACAACTTTCGGTATTAATCAAAATCTAAAAAAATGGAATTTACGCTGGGAAAATATTTCCGAAACCGATAGCGACACCATAGAAACTTTTCTTGATGCAAGAGGTGGAACAGAAAACTTTGATTTCACAGCCCCCGGAGAATCAGCAAGTTCAAAATATATTTGTAGCTCTTGGACTAAAACAATTCCGTACCCTAATTTCGCAACGATCACGGCAACATTTCAAGAAGTAGCGGAGGCATAAGATGACAACTGTTCCTCAGTCAATACAAGAACAAATTCAAATGCTCGCGCCTTCGGCGGTGATTGAGCTATTCCAATTGCATTTTGACAAGACAGTTAATAATGCCGACCCTGACACAATGGTCAGCAATGGAGCTATCAAGATTGATGATAATACTTCTGTTTTTTATTATCACGCGGGAACAAATGAAGTAAAAGGCAATATCGTTTTTGATTCAATTACTTATACGGCGATACCTTGTGAAATAGAAGGCTTCAAAAGATCAACACAAGGAACACTGCCAAGACCAACTTTCTCAATTGCTAATGCCAATAGTGCTATATCTTCTTTACTTCAGATTACTAATAGTGCAGGCAAAAAACTAAACCCATTAAAAGCAAAAGTTGTAAGAGTTAGGACATGTAAAAAGTTTCTTGATGCTGCTAATTTTACTAGCGGAACTAATGCAACGGCTGACCCGACCGCAATTTTTGAGGCTAATGATACTTGGTATATTGATCGAATTGCGTCCGAAAATTTAAATGTTGTTTCTTTTGAACTTGCAACAAAATTAGATTTAACGAACGTCAATTTACCAAGGCGAAGCATTCAAGAGTTTTGCCCGTTTAAATATAGAGGCGAGGCGTGTGGGTATAAGGGAACAAGATATTTCGATGTAAATGATAATTCAGTAGAGACTGAGGCAGATGATGTTTGTGGTCATAGATATTCAAGTTGTAAAAAACGTTTTTTAAAAGAAAAAATATTATCAGGTGGCTATGTTTGGTTGCATCTCGATGATGATGACCCTTTACCCTTTGGAGGGTTTACAGGTGCAAGACTTCAAGTTTGAAGCAAAGCAACACGCATTAGAAGAGCACCCGAAAGAGGCTTGTGGTGTTGTTGTTAATGGAAAATATTTCAGATGTCGAAACGTTGCAGACAAGCCTGAAAATGATTTTATTCTTGAGGCTAAGGATTATATAAAAGCGCGAACCAATGGAAAGATTGAGGCAATTATTCATTCGCACCCGGAAGGAGGCAAGGCAAGCCCGGCGGACCAAAAAGCTTGTTCACGCACTAAGATCAACTGGCATATTTATTTAACCCCTAAAGATGAATGGTTAACTATCAAGCCCTAGTCGGTAGACAGTGGAATTATGGCTTAGGGGCTGATTGTTATTCATTAGTACGTGATTATTACAAGCTATTAGGCGTTGTTCTACCTGATTATGAAAGGCCGGAAAGTATAGATAATTTAAAAACTATATTCCTTGATGAATTACCAAAAATAGGTTTTAAGCCTGTTCCATTTAAAAGAAGACGAGTCAACGATATTTTGTTAATGCGTCTAGGGTCGCGAATCCCTCAACACGTCGCGATACTTTTATCGAACGAAAGGATTTTGCATCAATGCGAAGGCTCATTATCTAGCATTGAGCCATACCGCCTTTACTATGTAAACAGAACAGAGGTCGTATTTAGATATGAAGCAACGGGTCTTACTCCTAGATGAATTAGGGGAAAAATTTGGCCCGGTGCATGAGTATCACAACTTAAGAACTCCGGTCGATGCAATTAAATTACTATCGTTAAATTATCCGGCATTTGCAAAAGAATTAATTGAATCAGGTGAAAAAGGCGTTGGCTATAAAGTTATTCAATCAGAAACAGAATTTGAACTAGAAGATATGTTGCTGCCTTTCGGTAGTAAGGATTTAATAATTGCGCCGGTCATTACTGGTAGTAAAAGCGGATTAGGTAGGGTTTTGCTTGGCGGTGCATTGATTGGTTTAGCTGTTTTTACAGGTGGCGTTTCTTTAGGTGCTATGGGTTTCGCGGGTTCGGCTGGTATTCCATTATCAACGGCTTACATGGCGACAACGGCGGCTATTGCTGTGGCGGGTAATGTTGGTATCGCTTTAGCTCTAGGCGGTGTTTCTGAAATGTTATCGCCTCAACCCGAAGGGCCGTTAAATATGATTGGCAGTTCGAGTCAATCGGGGGATACTGGCCCCGGTTCATCTTTAAGAGGTTTAGACGGTTCGCAATCTTACGCATATAGAGGGCCAGTTAATACCGTCGGGGCAGGTGCAACAATACCTTTAGTATTTGGGCAATGTTTAGTTGGTAGTCATACCGTTGCAGCTCATGTTGAGGTAACAGACGATAGCGACCCCTTAAGCGTTTGGATTCGGGAGCCGGGCGTTGGAACAATGAGGGTAAATGGTGAACAGCCTAAAGATACATTTGAAGAATCTAATAAATCAGGTATCGGGGTTAAATTAAAAACATGGCAAGATTCTTTAATACCTACACAATCATCTGATCCTAATTATACCGATGCCGCTGTTACTTATTTAAGGACACCGGGAGCAGGTAGCGCCTCCGGCGCTGTTAGTATTCCTTTAAGTAAAACAAGCACTGAATACGGAGGTGACGGCTTAAAAGCTATCGCTACTATTAAAGGTGAAAGTCCTCCTGACCCTCGGTTTGATACGTCTAAATTTCAAATGGCTTTTTTATTAGATAATGGTTTAGCTGATCGCGTCGGAGGGATTGGAACAGATACAACACATATTGATGGATTTATTACATTTCAAGTCATAATAAAAGAGGGAAGTACAACAGTAGGTAATACACAATTCACAGTTCAAGGGATGCTTTTAGACACTCAAGAATATAGATGGGCAACTGAGTTTAGTTTTGCTAAAATAGAACACGAAGATGACTATGTTGTTTATGCAAAATTGATTGATTTTAGTGGTGATCCAGCAGTTAATACATTAAGAATTGATTACATGGGTTACAACTTTTTAGGAGATTAATTAAAAAAAATGGCATTAAAATCAAGCTCAATTGTTCGTTTAGTTGATGTCCTTTGTGAAGGGCCAATACAAGAATTGAAGGGATGGAAGCAAGGCGTTTATTTAAACGAAACCCCAGTAGAACAAGTAGATACTGATGGTTCAATAATACATAATTTCAATGAAATAGTTGATAGCCCAAACGATGATTCAAGCGAGGTAGATATTGAATTACATTTTAGAGAAGGGGGGAAAACGCAAGCGGCAATTAGTGATTTTGTGGGAGATCCAAACAGGGTTGAAAGTATAAATATTATTGCTGTTGGTCAAGAAATCGGGGCTAATTATAGCGAAACTTTAGATAGTAATAATTCCGTAATTGATCGAAGTTATGGAGGCGGCGAGATCGTCAGGTCATTAACAGATGACGCTATTGAAAAAATACAATTAATTTTTACTATTCCGGCTTTATATTCAAGAGCAAAAGAAGGATTAGCAAAAGGTCAATTATTTAATGCAACTATTCGACTTTTTGTTTATACAAGATCAAAAGGCGGATCTTGGAAGCAACGGTTTCATCGTGACATAGAGGGTATTAGTACAAGTGAATACCAAGTACAAACAGGTTGGATAGGTTTAAGTCAGACATATGGACCATATGACATAAAAGTTTTAAAAAAGGTAAATGGTGAGGATGATTTTGAAGTCACATTTAATGATTTTGAAGATGAAAATTTAAAAAAAGAACCTTTAGCCGCTGATCGTGCAAACCGTGTTTTTTTAACAAGCATCACAGAAAGAATTTCACAACATATCAATTATCGATATACGGCGCATGTCGGAATTGGGTTCCCTAGTAAAACATTCTCAAGTATTCCAAATAGGGCTTATTTAGTAAAAGGTTTACTTGTTCCAACCCCACATAATGCGGTAGTTCGTGATGACGGAAGTTTAGATTTTCCAACTGATGCAAGTTTTAACGGCGAATTAATTGATAGGTGGACCACTTGTCCCGTTTGCGTATTTTATGCACTTTGCACTAATAAAGTTTGGGGCGCTGGTCATTTTATAGAAGCTTCTAATTTAAATTGGGTTGATTTATATCCCCTTTGTCAATATGCCAATCAATTAGTAAGTACCCCTGATGGAGACGAACCACGTTTTGCAATAAATACCGTAATTGGTAATAAAACTTCGGCTCACAATTTGATTAAAAATCTTGCTTCTGTTTTTAGGGGCATGGCTTACTGGTCATCTAATACGATTCAATTAACCGCTGATCATGGAAATCTAGACGGCACTGATATATCACCCGTTCATATTTATAGTAAT